AGTACTCTTAATGTCAAGACTCGCTTTGCGAGTCTGACCTATTAAGTGTCATATTTCGCCACTTGGCAGCACCCTTAGGGAGTACTTAAATTAAGTACTCCACGGTACTCGACGCTAATTTGGAATTTTCCTTCTAGTATTTTGTGATATAGGTATTTTTTTACGTGAAGATTTCTTTAGAGTATAAGTTCCTATTTTTCTGGCACCACTTCCAATTCTCTGTCTGGCTGCTTCAATTCTGGCAGCCTTCTCTCTTAAAAGGCTAGCAAAGGTTGTCTGATATCCACTACATTCCAAAGGGAATGATGGCACCGTTTTTGTGGGGTGCGCACGTAATTTGGCTAAAAGACGTGTATAATAACCTAGCCAGCAGATAAGTGACTCAGCAGCCATTATAATGGGGTCATCCCTATAATAAAGGCCTATGAGAAATGTTAGAAGTGTATCTAATGATACCAAATGAAGGATTCGTCCCTTTGTCAATTCAATTTGTATATTGGAGTGACATGCCTCTTCTTGAACAATAAGACATATCATCATATCAGCCTGATATAGGGCAATCATAGCAGGCAACGTTCCTTGGAACCCCAATATTTGTTTTTTTCTAGCCTGAAGTTCATCTACAAGATAGTCAGCATCTATATCTGCATCAGGGCTCATGAATACTATAGGACTTTTTCCACGTAGAATATATTGTGTTCTAGTTTTGGGCGTTTTACCTTGCCCGCTGGCCATATATAAGGGGTGTATATCTGCGCCCATAAATACGCGCTTATTTTTCAAAACAAAGTTGAGCAAGGCTGCACGATTCTCCTTTGCCGCCTTATTTTCCAGAATAGTCGGCATATTTTTATTACAGTGCTTTAGAGGGTGTGCTGCATCTAGGAGGCTCAGGCGCTCATATACCTTTTCCCATCTAGATAACATGCCTCTTGGACGACTCAGTTCTAAGTACATTAACATTCTCAAAAATAATGGATCTGCGTAGCGTATTCCATCAATTATAATAGACCTTTTATGAATTTGTTTGTAGAAATCACGGTCTATATGAGTTATATCTGCGATTGCTGTATAATTCACGAATATCTTAGTAGTACCTTCATGTATTCCAATGCGCTCAGAAATCTCTGTAAAACCCATTGATTTCAGATTATTTACTAATTCTTTTATATCGCTCTTGTAATCAGGTGAAAAAAAGTCGTAGTCGGGGAGACTTGTTTCTAAATTATAAAACTGGTCCTTTTTGGGCAGATTTGCATTTATAGCTTGGCCACCATAACAAACACGCCCAGACGCTTTCAAAAAACTTTCTACTACATGTATGGCTCTTCGTAATTCGGGATTCTCAGCGGCATCTATATCAATGCGTATCTGGCCTTGATATACAACCTGTTTTAACCTTTTTATTATATCTTTGTTATTCACCATTATTTCTAGATATATCTATTTAGCCTATAGAAACTACGCCACCCACGGCATTCATTGTGGGAGAAGGCTTTGAAGGGCTTTTTGGAGTTTGTACAATGTATCCGCGGATAGGTTTTGATTGAATGGGTGCAGCCACGTCCTCAAAACCCTCTGGTTTGTAATCTTGGAAACGTTCTATTATGACATTCTTACGAGACCATCCACCATATGCCCAGAATGACAGTGGATTTGTATTATTACGGGGGATAGAGTTTGTCAAGTCGTTTATTGTAGTTGGATTTGGCTGTGTAGTAGGATTACTATATGTTTCAAGCATTGCCAATGCTAAAATGTCTAAAGGAACACATTGGATTCCCAAAATATTCAAAAGTTTAGTTAATTCACTAATAGAGGGTGTAAATTCTGGAGTACCAAGAGCGATTGTAAATACAAATTGAGTTCCTTGAGTTCCACTGATAAAGTTATTGGATGGGGGACCTGAAGCCGTATTTATAAATTGTGATATATCACCAAGTTGTACATATGCACCAGGTGATGAGGGTGGTGATTGAATTACACTTCCCATACTTTCAGTTATACCACCGGGGTGTCTCCATATTCTTGCATTTGTCCACCAATGTAGAGTATTTTTGGGATTTTTGTCACTGGGAAGAGTAGACGTATCAAAATTCACAAGAACAATAAATTTTTTCTGAAAGTTTGTAATGGGGGTTGTAAATAGTTTATCTTCAGATAGACAGTTGTGGAAATTTCCGTCCTGAGTGTTCCCTAAGTGATATTCACTCAGAGGATTCAGAGCAATTGCGATATTTTCAAAAAATTTTGACTTTTGTAATTTACAGTCATCCGATGGAATTCTCCGCAAATAAAGAATAACAAGAACAGGATCATAATTTTTCTCAAATGCACTATTCGCTAAAGTAGTCATTCCTCTTTGAATAGAACCAGTATTAATAGAAACCATATTTTTTTGAGAATCACGGTACATTACTACAGGTTTACACGGTGATTCATCTAAATAATCTATGTCAAATACAAAAGCTCTTGCTCCTAACTTCAAGGACTTTGTAATACCCGTTTCCATGTTGAATACTCCATCCATATTATTACCTGCATTTGCGCCACCCAAGTATCCAGCCAAGCGTACTGTAAAAGGACGGAAATTTAACATACTAATAGAGTTCTTTGGCATATTGTCCTCTTTATATGGCACAACCCTTGTACTCCTTGTTAATTCTCTTGTTATGGATCTATCTGGTATATTCATTGCACCAATCATTGTATTTATTAAATTTGTTCGAATATCCATTAACCTTGCTACAGATTCAGCCTTGGTATTATATTGACCTCTATTAAATTTCCAATATACCATTTGGTAAAAAAATAGGAACATGAACAAAGTCAATAGGATAGGTGTTATAATATTCCAATTCCAGTTACCTATTGAAAACAAACCACCGGGTTTACCTTTAAATCCAGATCCTATTTTTTCGGCAAAAGATGATACCTGATTTCCTATTAAAGGTGTGCTGCTATGTGTCATAGTTTTCTCAAACATGGGTGTTATCCAGACAATTGCTAAAATTATAATGATTAACATAACTACCATTCCTGCAATTGTCAAACCCTCTTTTTTCTTTTCCTTAGGTGTATCATCAGATGTTGTAATCTGCATAGATAATATTACAATGCTTGAAACAACTACCAAGCCAATTGCTATTTTTAGGTAAATATTCATATCTAAATTAGGTTAAGGTTCTATTTTTACATAGAATAAAGTACTTACCACGGAGTATTCTTTAAGCAGTGCCACTAACTACCGTTGAGTCCTTAATTTAAGCACTCCTAAATGATTTGTTGCGATGAATAAAATGATAAAATATGACACTTAATAAGTGAAATTCACTACTGCGCATATGAGTCTTTATATTAAGAATACCTGTTATCTTAAAGGCATAGTCTTTAGGATAACAACACTTTACGGTACTATAATCCTAAATGCGCACCCAATCATTGCGACGTAGAATTACACAACCCGGGATCTTCTTTGCTTTTTCAATCTTAGATGACGTGTATGTAAGTGGGTCTTCATCGTTAGAAATCAAAACCGCCTTTGTGTCGGCTTTTACTGCATCTACTAGTTTATACCCCTTTGCTGCTAAAGAGTCTTCCAGCCCAGTGTCACGAAAGCCGCTAAAGACAACAGTCCCTTTTATTTGAGCAGTTGTATTCCTCATAGGGGCTACAGATGTGCTATATGGGTATTGTAAGAACGACCACTCCCCCTTCCGAAATTTTTCATATTGAGACCAGATTATTTGAAATTCTTTCAGGGCGTCTGGTGACCAGCCTTTTGGGGCAATAAGATCATCTCGTGTCCACTTTGTACAGTCAGCCTCGGAAACCTGTAGGGTCTCCAAGCGTGTCCGACCAATTCCAGATGGACAGATGGGGCTGGCTACAAATAGATCAAACTCGTTGGCCGTTTTCCAACCATCTGTCTGAATGGTATTATAGAAATGGCTACCTTTTATAGGCCCCAGAAGTTTTTTTAGAGTGTCTTCAGATAGTTTGCGTAACAAGGGTACCGTAATATGACCGGCGTCCACAACCGCTTTCATTTGAGATGGACCCACTCCATCCCATCCCAATTTCTGCGACATTTTAATAAATTGCGCAACCACCCTGCTCCCATCAGCCTTTTTCTGCCTTATATTCACAGCAGTCTCAGGCGAGTCCCCGTCCCACTCCCATGTACCCTGTGGAGGAAATGTTACTGTGGCAGGAATTTCAACAGAATCAATTACCGGGATTACGTCTCCACCCTTTCTTAAGACTACGGTAGCCCCGGGGCCAATTTTCCAATCGACTACACGTCGTGCATTTACACCGGAAACAAAGGCAATTGTACTGCCACCCAAATGTGTAGGCTCAATCTCTACTCTGGGAATAAGTTTGCCGGTTGAACTCGTATTCCATTCTACTCTCAAAACCTTCGCTAACTTTGACTCTCCATTTGGGGGCTTCCACGCAACCGCGTCTTTTGGGTTTCCTTTTGTTACCCTGGGAAGTGTCTGATTTGAGCGGATAACAAGGCCGTCCATATCATATTCGGATTTTAACTTTCTCTCTGACAATAAGTTTATAAGAGCAGTTGAATCTAGTGTTGTAATGTAAATAGACCAGGGTACCCAGAAACCCCACAGAGCTAACCAGGCGAACTGCTGCTTCATCGTTAGCCCCTCTTGCAGACCAATGACCTCGTAGCCTACAAAGCGTACTTTTGCTAGCTCAATCGGGTCAGGAGCAGCCCGATGAAATATACCATTTACAATTGACCGACCAAGTCGCCCCTGGGGTACCGCGGCCTTTGGTATAATGAGTTCTCCACGAAACCATATACTGTCTGTAATATCGCTTTCTAACATCTTGGGACCTTTTGAGATATATGGAATCCAAGCACTGACATCTAGACCTGTATTATCGTCGCCCGACAGATAAAGGCATTTTCTGCAGGGATTGAATAGAGCCGAAATACCATCCAACTTTTCTGAGACAATATAATTAGTATCAACCCGTTTTTTTAACCATCTTGCTAACTCTTCAGATGTCTTTACTTTGTCTAGAGAACCAAGATAGTAGGGCATATTTACAGTTGTATTACCCTGTGTCTTTACAATACC